ACTAGACCCAGAATCGCCAACCTTTGATAAAGAGCTAAAAAAGCTAACAGTGGTAGCATCTGAAAGGCGCCACATGATTACTAAGTATCTGCCAGATCTTAAAGCGCAAGAGATCGAACACTCTGTTAGCGATGACTTAATCAAACGTATTGAGCGAACCATTGTCGACTCTGCAAATTGACACACCCCGGTGGTTTGTACCGCTATTAGAGCCAGCTAGATACAAAGGTATCTGGGGTGGTCGAGGATCGGGCAAGTCACACGCTGTTGCTGAATACATCATTGAGCGATCTGTCATGGAGCGCTGTGATGTTGTTTGCATACGGGAGGTGCAGAAGTCGCTACAGCAATCAGTCAAAAGGCTGCTTGAGCTGAAGATTGAAGCGCTCGGAGTCGAGTCTTACTTCGAGGTGCAGCACGACCGAATCAAGTCCAAACACGGTGGGGTAATTATCTTCACCGGCATGAGCAATCACACAGCCGATTCTATTAAGTCACTCGAGTCATTCGACATAGCATGGTTCGAAGAGGCTCAGACATGCTCTCAGCGCTCACTAGACCTATTACGACCTACGATGCGTAAGGAAACCTCTGAGCTGATCTTTACGTGGAACCCCCACCTCGATACTGATCCGATTGACATGTTGTTGAGAAGCGATAACCCACCGCCAAGCTCTCAGGTCGTCCGCGTTAACTACTCTGATAACCCTTGGTTCCCTAGTGTGCTGCAAGAAGAGATGCAGTACGACATGAAGCGGGACATGGAGAAGTATCAACACGTATGGCTTGGCGAGTACATAAAGAACTCTGAGAGCCGGGTGTTTAAGAACTGGTACATAGAAGAGTTCGAGACACCAGAAGATGCTACACTACGCTTCGGGGCTGACTGGGGATTCTCTGTTGACCCCACCGTATTGGTTCGCTGCTTCATTGTGGGCAGGAACTTGTATATTGACTACGAGGCTTACATGGTCGGCTGCGAGATTACTAACACGCCTGAGCTGTTTATGTCGATACCCGAGAGCGAGCGCTGGCCTATCGTGGCAGACAACGCACGACCAGAGACAATCAGCTATATGCGTAACCACGGGTTCCCTAAGATCGTGCCGGCAGTGAAGGGGCCAAAGAGCCTAGAAGAAGGTATCGAATGGCTGAAATCGTTTGATATAATAGTTCACCCAAGATGCGTTCATACGATTGATGAGCTCACCATGTATTCGTACAAGACAGATAATTTAACCGGGCAGGTATTGCCGTTGCTTGACGATAAAGACAACCACGTGATAGATGCGGTAAGATATGCGTGTGAGAGTGCGCGAAGAGCGCAGAAACAGAAACCCAAGGACATAGCGCCGATACCAACGGCGAATCGGTGGTGATATGGCAAAGACCAAAGCAGAACGCTTAGCAGACATCCACGCTGAAGCCCTCAAAGACTTCGACAATATTCAAACCGCAATGCGTGACGAGCGCATACAGTGCCTCGAGGATAGACGCTTTTACTCTATCGCCGGCGCCCAGTGGGAAGGGCCGCTTGAAGAGCAGTTCGAGAACAAGCCACGCTTTGAAGTAAACAAGATCGCGCTAAGTGTCATGCGAATCATCAACGAGTACCGCAACAATCGCATCACAGTGGACTTTGTGCCCAAGGATGGATCAACAGACGTTGAGCTTGCATCGACCTGTGACGCGCTATACAGAGCCTCTGAGCAGGACTCTGGAGCAGACGAAGCATACGATAACGCTTTCGAGGAAGCTGTCGGGGGTGGATTCGGTGCATGGCGGTTACGTAATGTCTATGTAGACGAAGAGGACGATGAGAATGACGAGCAGAAGATTGTCTTCGAGCCGATCTATGACGCTGACTCGAGTGTGTTCTTCGACCTAGACGCCAAGAGACAAGACAAGGGCGATGCTACTCGCTGCTTTGTTATCACATCGATGACCAGAGAGTCTTACAAGGCCAAGTATGACGATGACCCAACTAACTGGCCGAAGTCTATCCACGATCATGAATTCGATTGGGCTACCCCAGATGTTGTGTACGTGGCTGAGTATTACCGGGTAGAAGAAGTACGCGAAACGGTACGGATATTCCAAGACCTAGCAGGCGAAGAGACCCGCTACACCCGGGCAGACTTTGAGGCTGATGAAAGCCTAGAGGCCACCCTGCTTGCTACTGGATCGATTGAGATCGGTCAGAAGCGTGTTATGCGTAAGAAGGTTCACAAGTACACACTCTCTGGTGGTAAGGTCTTAGAGGATCATGGAATCATTGCCGGCAAGCACATCCCGGTTATTCCTGTATACGGCAAGCGTTGGTTCATTGATAACATCGAGCGCTGCATGGGTCACGTTAGACTGGCCAAGGACGCTCAACGACTCAAGAACATGCAGTTGTCTAAGCTGGCTGAAATCTCTGCGCTCTCGAGCATTGAGAAGCCGATCATGACACCTGAGCAGGTAGCCGGGCACCAGATGATGTGGGCCGAGGACAACCTGAAAGACTATCCATACCTCTTAATCAACCCGGTAACAGATCAGAACGGCAACGAGCAGGCAGTTGGCCCTGTTGGGTACACTCGATCTGCTGCTGTTCCGCCGGCAATGGCAGGGCTGTTAAGCCTTACTGAAGCCGATATAAGAGACATTCTGGGCAACCAAGAGGCTGGTGAGGATATGCAGCCGAACTTGTCTGGAAAGGCTGTAGAGCTCATTCAGAACCGATTGGATATGCAGTCGTTCATCTATATGTCAAACATGGCCAAGGCTGTGAAGCGTTGCGGCGAGATCTGGCTAAGCATGGCCCGAGATATTTTCGTAGAGGAAGGCCGAAAGCTTAAAGGTATGGAGAAGGACGGAACACCAGACACATACGAGCTCATGACCCCGATCATTGACCAAGACTCCGGCGAGCTGACGTACAGAAACGATCTGACACGCGCAAGCTTTGATGTAGCAGTAGACGTTGGGCCTACTTCATCGAGCCGTAGAGCGGCTACAGTGCGTAGTGTGACCGGTATGCTCCAGCTAGCCACAGACCCAGAGACTCAGGCGGTATTAACTTCTCTGGCAATGATGAACATGGAAGGCGAGGGTATTGGTGATATTCGCCAGTTTTTCCGTAAGAAGCTTGTACGCATGGGTGTTGTTGAGCCCAATGAGGCGGAGCAGGAAGAAATGGCAATGGAAGCACAGAACCAGCAGCCCGATCCGAATGCTATGTTCTTGCAGGCTAGCGCAATGGAAGCTGAAGCCAAGGCTGTCAAAGCACAGGCGGACGCTGTCAAGGCACAAGCAGATACTGAGTACCGGGTAGCGCAGACAGCCGAGACCAAGGCTCAAACACTCAAGACTTTAGCAGAGCTGGAGAACGATGAGCAGCGCCTAGCGTTAGAGACCGCTGAGAAGCTTACACAGACTGTCGATCAGGCGTTTGATGTGGCTACGCAGATGCCAGAGCAACCCATGATGCCGCAGGAATAAGCATGGCAAGCCCCGAAATTATTGAAAAAGGCGTTCAAGAGGTGCTTAGAACGATGGGAATTCCCCCATCATTCCAAGGCATTCAAGGCGGGGCTGCTTCATTGCCAATATTTGAACCGTTTAACCCGAGCAAGCACAAACCAAAAGATGTTGGGCTAGGCGGCTTGTCTACTGAATATCTTGTTACGCAAGATGCGCCTGATGGTAGTGTATGGGTTATACCTTCAATATGGTGGGATCAAAGTGGTGAGCCTATGCTTATTGAGGATCAAGAACAAATCCAAAAGTTGGCGCAAGAATATGAGGCTGCAACTGGTTCTTTGTTTCCGCGATTTGGTGAAAGAGATTATGAGACGGCTGACGCATGGGCAAGGCAGCGATCATCAACCGGCGGTGCTACGAATACCCCCCTTGTTAATGTAATGATGTCGCAGGAGTAAAGCATGGCAAGCCGAGACATTACCGAAACCGGAGTTCGAAGCGTACTTGAAACGATGGGTATTCCGAGTTCGTTTCAAGGCTTAAAGGAAAACGCCATTGGTCGCGCCGAAGCTGCGGCTACTATCGGTAGCTCGATTGCTGGAACGATGGCCGGTATGGGTGGTGTTGTGTTTGAGGCTGCGCGTGGTGGTGGTATGCAAGAGCAACTGGATCGGTATCGACAGATCCAAGAAGCCATGACTATTATGCCGAGAACGCAACTTGGACTAGAGAAGGTTCAACAGGTCGGTGAGTTCTTTGAGCCCGTTGGTCAACTGTACGATCAGTACGGTGAGTCCGTAGGCGAGTTAACTGGAAGCCCATTGACGGGAGAATACTTCAAAGAGCTTGTTGACCCACTGTTCTTCTTGGGTGGTCTTGGCGCTATACCTAAGAGAGCCGCACGTGTGGCTGACAGTGTGCAGATACCATTGACCGAACTGAAGCGGTCACAGCCTGTTAGCTCAATTGAAGATCTATATGTTTTGGCGCCTCAAGCACAAGATGAACTAATATCGGCTCTCAATGAAGTTGGTGATACTATAGGCGCTCAGGTAAAGAATCCGGGCATAAAGGCTCAAGAAACTACCCAAGAAAAGTTTACGAGAAAAGGCTACAAAGATGCCACCGAGTTCACCGATGTGGCCAGAGGTGGGCTGATTGTAAATAGCGCAGCAGA